ACCATCTCAAAACGGAGGCCGGAACTTATGACCTGGAGCGGGTCGAGCGAGAAACCGTCTATGAATGCGCAAAGTGTGAAGGCGAGATCCCACAGAGCTATCAGCCGTGGATGCTGCGACGTTATGAGCTGAGGTCGCGCAATCTAAGCGCGCCGGTGGATCACATCAGCGTGCACGTGTGGGCGGCATTGTCGCCGTTTGAAGGATGGGGCGGCATCGCCAAAGAGTTCCTGCTGGCACGCGGGAACGTCTCGCGCATGCACAACTTTTATAACTCAACGTTAGGCCTGCCTTTCATTCGACAAGCTGCTAACGTGAAGGTGGAAGACATAGATGCCGTCATTGCTCGTTCGCCTGAATACTTCCTGCGGACGTTACCAAGAAAGCCGGAGATGCTGACAATGTGTGTGGACGTGCAGGGCGATGGCTTTTGGTGGAGCATACGAGCGTGGGGGCTGATGTATGACGTGCCTGGTCTGCCTGTCTGGTCTGCCCTCGTGGATTACGGTGCGGCCGTGAGCTGGGATCAGATCGAAGAGCTGGCTGGCATCAAACCCGATCGGGACGGGCGGGTGAACAAGTACACATTCACAGATGCGGATGGGACGATTCATGAATTTACCGTTTACGCCGGGCTGATCGATTCGGGCTTTGAAGCTCAGCAAAACAAAAAGGTGTATGCCTTCACACTGAAAAATGCCGACGTGTTTTCGCCCTCGAAAGGCGGCGGCTGGCAGCAGCTGCGGGGCCAGGATGTGCGCACCTCGCCCGTGAATGATGATCAGCAGGATCTGGTGTGGTACTACGATGACGCATTCAAGCAGCAGCTTTATTATCGCTGCATCAAAGAGCATCAGGAACATTGGTGGTGTCCGCGAAATTTAGGTGCCGACTACAAAGAGCAAACGACGCACGAACGCACGGAAGAAAAAATGATGCCTGATGGAAATCCAAAGCTGGTCTGGATTGCTGACGGCCCTAACCACTTGGCCGATACCGAAAAAATGCATGAAGTTTTGCGGGATACTGTGGAGCAACGGCTAGACGAGATCCGCGATGAATGGCTGAAAGAGCATGGTGACATCCCAGAGGAAGAAGATGACGAGGAGACGGATTGATCAATTTGGAACTTTTCGCCTGCGCCGAGAAATGGAACGATAGAAAGGTTGGTTAGGATGGCTCCTCTCATACGAGGAGAGACGCAAGGAACCAAGAGCAAGCAGAGGCTGTGGCTCAGGGAATTTTAGCAAAAGCGTTTCTAGCTGATCAGCGAGCGATTGTTGTTCCGGGCGAATAGATGCCATAAGATCCCGAAATTCTCTCTCAGTTAACTGGAAGCCTAATTCAGCCAACCGAGCTTTAACAATATCGTAGTATTCGTGAGTCTCCACGTTGGAGTTTCTAGTCATATTACATTCTTGCAAAGTCGAAACTTTGACACGATTCTCTGTGTGTTACCGTCTATCCACCGCCCCGCGCTGAAGCAATTCACCGGGGCGGTGCGATAATGGGGCAAACCGACACATGTGTCGGCTGAGCTTTTGACATGACTGGCGATGCATGACCGTCGCTGAACTTACCAATGTGCTCTTGGCCGAAATGGAGGCCGATAAAGGCACAGCTTTCGTTGATGGCCTTCTCAAGGACGCACGTGCCGCCATGAAGGCAGGCAAAGGCACTTTAGGAGCCATTTCGTCTGGCAGCATGAACGGCAAGACCTTCCAAAAGGAAATATCTCTTTCCCCGCCGCAGGTACTCCAAGCCTGCCGAAACGCGCTGAAACAATACCTCAATGATGGCGAAGATGACGACGAAGTCTCTGCCACTTACCCTGATTTTTCCTGCCTAAACCGATGAGCGAAACCATCATAGGCGAGGGCACGAGTGCTTACGATGCCGCGAAGAGTTCCCCAAACCGCAGCGCTTTCATTGCGTTTCCGACGAACAGCCGCCGCGAGTTAACGCCAGATACGCGCCGCCAGATCGTGCGTAAAAGCCGTGCCCTGGAGGCCAATTGCCCGTTTTTGACTCGTGTGATTTCAAAGTACGCACGCATGGCCATCGGGACTGGGATCCACTTCCGAATGATCTCGGATGACATCGATTTTAACGAGGCGGCTCAACGCGATGTCGAGACCTGGTGGAACAACAAAGCCCTGTATTCCGTCGATGAATCCGTGGATGGATGGGAAGCTAAAAAGTTGGCCGCACAAACTATCATCCTGGATGGTGAGTATCCTGCCATTTTCGCTGAAAGCGCCTCGGGTTGGCCGATGCTGCAACCGTTGGATGTATTCGAAATCGAAACGCCACCTGAGAGCAACATTCGTCGCCAATGGGATGATGGAGTGCGGATCAATGAATTTGAGCGCCCGCTAGAATACGCCGTGCGGACGCTGCCACGCCTCACCGGCGATTGGCAGAGAGATTATCGGTTCATCCCGAAAGAGAGCATGGTGCATCTTTTCAAGCGCCGTCGTGCGCGTGGCCACCGTGGAATGCCATGGGGTTACAGCGGTATAAATCAGGGCATCGATGCGCTGGACCTGAACGCCCTCATCACTGGTACTGCGAAATTGCACAGTGCTCTAGCCGTGTCTGTGAAAGGTACTGGCAAACGCGGCAAGCGTGGGGCACTTGATAAAATTAAGAGTGCAGGTGGTGATGTGAATACCGCTGATACACAGGCACTGGAAAAGGTTTTTGGTGGTGGGATGATCAATTACCTCGGACCTGACGGGGAACTGCAACTCCATAGCTCACAGAATCCCGGCCCCAATGTCATGGAGTTTTTTAAGCTACTCTGCTGGCAACAATGCGTTGGCTACGACATCCCCTTTTCCATCATGTGGGACATGGGCCAAAGCGGAGGCACGGGCATACGCTACGACGCCGAAGACGCCCAGAGCGCCTTTGACCAGCTTGGCGATTTGATCACCTGGAACTTTGTTCGTCGTGAGATCATTTGGAAGATTGCCAAGTCGATCAAAAGCGGCCGCATCGCCCAGCCCAAAGATCCGTATTGGTTCGAGAAGATCTTGTTTCGCGGCCCTCGCAAAATCACGGTGGATGTGGGTCGCATGGCGAATGCGTTCAAGACGCTGACCCGCAACGCTGGCATGAGCATCCCGAGGTTTTTGGAGGAACAGGGACTCGATGCCTATGCCGAGATGCGCGATCAGATCCGCTTTTTGAAATTTGTGAAGGAAACTTCCGAAGCTGAAGGCGTGGATGTGAACTGGCTCTACGAGCCGACTCCTGGCGTCGTGAACCAAATGAATGTGCAGCAGCCTAACGACTAATCATGAAGCCCCTACCTCACCTTTTCGCCAAACTTTTTGGCTCTCCTCTGATGCTGCACGGCCCTGTCCGGATGGCCTTTGAAAATCATCTCATTGCCCACATGCGCGGGGAGTCGCTCAGTGTGCCACCGGCGGCGAATGCGACCAGCTCGCACACACAGAAGGCACAGAGGCCTATCAGCGACCGCGCGGATCTGGGCGAGCCTGGCCGTGTGGATGAGGAATGGTTGGCCTGGAGTCGAGACGCCAAGGCAACACAGAAAGTATTGCGACTTGAACGCGTCTATCAGCGTTATGGAGACGTGGCCGTGATCCAGATTCACGGGGTCATTGATAAGCTGATCAGCCAGTTTGAAATGGATTGCTATGGTGGAGTCGATTTGGCTGACATTGACCAAGCCTTAAGCTTTGCCGCCAATGATGCGCGAGTCTCGCGCGTGGTGTTGAATATCGACAGCCCAGGCGGCTCAGTGATCGGTGTGGCAGACACCGCGATGCGTATCGCGGCCTTACGCGAAACCAAGGAAGTGCATGCCTACATCCCGGCCATGGCTGCGAGTGCAGGCTATTATTTGGCTAGCCAGGCGGACAAGATCACGTCCGCGTCATCGGCTATCATCGGCAGCATCGGTGTGTATTGCGCCATTCTGGACGCTTCCCGTTGGTATGAGGAGGAAGGGCTGAACATGCAGGTGCTCAAAGCTGGCACGTTCAAGACGATGGGGGCGAACTGGAAGCCGCTGAGCGACGAAGAAAAACAATTTCTCCAGGCTGGTGTGGATCGAAACTATGCCGAGTTCAAAAAAGCGGTGACTGCGTTGCGCGAAGTCGATGACACGACGATGCAAGGCCAGTGGTGGCCAGGTCAAGAAGCGCAGCAGCTCAACCTCGTGGATGACATCACCGGCGCGACTCTCGACGAATTCGTCAGCGAGCTACTGCTGAGCTGAAACTTTGACATACGCACCTCTTTCAACGCTCCGCGCATTTACCGCCTAACATCATGTTCAAGTCTCAAGAAATCGCCGAACTTCAGGCCAAGATTACCACCCTTTCAGCCGATCTCGCTACGACCACCACTTGCCGCGCCGCGCTGCAGGCTGAACTTGATCAGGCCAAAGCTGACCTCGCAACAGCCCAAAATCAGGCCACCGCGCATGCTGCGACGATCACGGATCTGCAAACCAGGCTGACGGCCGCTGAAGCTGCTAAAACGGCGGCTGAGCAAAAAGCCACCGCCGCCGAGGCAAGCATCAATCAGCAAGTCACTGATCGTCTTGCGGCTGCTGGTGTTGCACCGGTGGCCAAAGATCCGCAGGCCAAGAATCCAGAAGAGCCAGGTGCAAAAGCTGAAGGCTCCCCTTTGAAGCGGGCCGCTGCCGCGATGTCTTCATTCCGTGTTTTCGGCAACTAATCCCCATTAAAAACACTCTTCATTTTTCGTTCGTCCTCATGAAAAACACATCCTACCTCCGAAATAAACCTTGGCTTAAATGGGCCATTGTCGCGGTGCTCACCGTCTTCCTTTTGCCATTCCTGGGGGCTGCGATCAATTCGCCCGGGACATTCGCCCTCTGCACCATTGGATTGGCTGGTACTATTTCCATGCTGGATCTCAGCAAGGCGAACAGCAACGACGTCGTTGGCCCGATCATTGAGGAAGCCGTTGGGGTGTATCCTGAAATGACGACTCTGGCGGCAAACCAACTCGGAGCCGGTGAGCTGAGTTATCAGTCGTTGATTCGCTCAGGTTACCCGACGGCCGGATTCCATGACATGGGGGGTGGTTTGAGCAGTTCCAAATCTTCGACCCGCATGGAGCGCTTTGAAGTCTTTCCTTTCGGTGGCCGTGTGGAAGCGCCTAAACACATCGCAGACAACTGGAAGCGCGGCGGTGCAGCCGGATATTTTGCTTGGGAAGCGCTCGGCATGATGAAGGCGTCTTTTTTCGCGATGGCTAAACAGATCTGGTATGGTCGCGCTACCGATAGCAAGGGTTTCCCTGGTCTAAAAAACTTCACGGCTTTTGGCACCACTGTTGTGGATCCACTGACCAGCAAAGTTTACCCGATGTGCATCAATGCAGGCGGCACCACGGCTGGCACTGCCTCGAGCTGCTACCTTGTTGTGACAGGTGAAAATCAGGTGGAAATCCAATCTGGCCTTGGCTCTCCTTTTGATCTGCCCGAGCCGCGCATCGGCGATATGGTCGATCCTAATGATGCGGATAAAAAGATCGAAGCTTACATTTCCGTGCTTCAAGGGTTCGCCGGTTTGGCCACGCCAAACGTCCATTGCGTGCGTCGTATTTGCAATCTCACCAATGACGATGGCAAAGGCATGTCGGATGCGTTGCTTGCCAAAGCCATCAAATCCTTTCCTGCTGGTGTCCGCCCAACGGCGATCTACATGAGTTCGGATCAGCAGTATCTTTTGCAGATCAGCCGCACCGTGGTGCTGCAAGGCCAGGGCAATACCCGCCCAGATCAGCCCAAGGTAGCACCGCTGCCGACTGAATATGCAGGCATTCCTATTTACCCGACGGACGCCATCGGCGACGCCGATGCCATCGAGGTGGCCGCTCTCTCTGAAGAGTAATATTTGAGTTCCTGAACCCTTCTACTTTTTCCTTCTATGAGTGCTGCCAACGCCAATCTTCAACGCCGTCTGTTAGATGCGAATCTGACGAAGACAAAAGCGCTGCCTGCTGCTGCGGCAGCAAACTACACCGACAGTGTGGATCTCGGTTCTACGGTTCTCGGCCCTGTGGCTGACATGATCGAGCTTGAGGTCTTCATTCCTGCCACACCCGCTTTGGTGGATGCTATGACCATCATTCTGACGGTCAAAGACAGTGCCGACGATGCCACTTTTACGGCCATTCCATCTCTGGCCACGCTGATCCAAACAGGTGCAGATAGCGCCGGGGCAGCCGCTGCGACTCGCCGCGTGCGCCTTCCTGTCACGACACGGCAGTATCTCCGCGTTGATGCGGCTGTCCTTACCGGTGGCGGTGACAATACCGCTGTCAGCTACGGTTTCCGCGTCCTGGCTAACGCCTAACTTTCTTTACTTCATTATCTATTTTTTTATGAAAGCACGTTATTACCAAGGGGACGGCTCTGTTGTCCTCGATGTCATCAAAGAAAACAAAGACGGCACTCTCGATCTTGGCGATGCTGAAGGTCGTTTGATCGTCGGCAAATGTCCTCAAGCGCCTGCAGGCCAAGCCGCCAAAGAGGGCACGGCATCTTTGATTACGGACGAAAAAAAGGATGCCGAAAAAGAGTCGGCATCCAAGCCTAAAAAGTGAATTTCCGGTTGGGGTTGTTGAGTCGAGTAAGGGCCGCGTCTTCGGGAGAGGCGCGGCCTTTTTCGTGCTCTTTGACAGCCTCCGCGAGGCATGGCTAAATCTAGTATCCCCGCCCTGGTTTCTGAGGGCACCAAGCTCAAGGAAACAATCAAAGCAAACCAGGCACGGGTCAAAGAGATCGAAGGCTTGCTGATTGCTGAGGGCGCAGGCGACTATCAGGACAAAGACGGCCACGTCGCCAAAGTCATCCAGCCGAGCAGCTCTGTCGGTATGCCTGATGATCTTGAGGGCGCTCGTGAAATCGCCGGCGATTCGTTCGGCAAACTGTTCGATCGAGTCATTACCTTTAAGCCTGTGAAATCATTCAAGGAAGTCGCCGCTGCATTGCTCACCAAAGGGAAAGCGAACAAACTTATCGGCCTGTGTGAGTCCGCCAAAACCGCCTACGTGAAGTGGTCATGAGCGAGCTTGATGATTTCATGGCCGAGGGTCTGATGGTCACAGAGAACGTGTCTGGATCAGACGAGTTCACTCTCGCGGGCAAGACGTACTATGGTGTGCTGAACGAATTCGAAGGCACTGAGGAAATCGAACTCGGCGGTGTCCTGAGCAGCTACAATGCGACCATCGTTTGCCAGCGGCCTCAATTCCGCGCGCTCGGCTCGCCTCTGGCCCGTGTCCTGAAAGGCAAGGTCATCAGCATTGAGTCCACGAATTACACGATTCAGCGCGTGGCGAATGATCGTGTCAGTGTCACGCTTGGCCTGGTCATTACCCACTGACACGCACACCAGGCATGATCTTTGCCTCGGTTAACGTTGCACCCATTGTGGGAATCCTGCGTCAATTTCCGGCTCAGGCGAGCCTAACCATGGATAAGTTTTTGGAAGAGCAAACGCGCCTGCTGGTGAGTAGCTCGGGGAAGGTGCCAGGATTGGTTCAAGTGACGCCACCTTATGGCAATGGAGCCAAAGGGAATGCGGCCAAGCAACAAGGCGAGGGTGCAGTGATGCGAGACATTTACCAGGTCTATGCCACGC